GACTTACCTAATACAGCGTTGGCTAGCTTCCAACAGTCTAATTGTTTTTCCATAGTATTCCTTCCTTACTATTCTTCTTCTTGTGATGATGTAACAAATTGACAATAAATATCAATTTTATTAGTATCATCATTCTTTCTTTGTACAATAGAAAATCTGCCAACATCTATAAGATGTTTTATATTATTTTGTTGCATACTTTCTATATTCTTTTTTACTCCGCTTATCCAGTTGTCTGTTACGCCAATGCGAAACCATACATTAGGATTTGCTAGTAAAACTTTAACTACGTTGTCATTCAACAATACTGGTTTACGACCTTTATTAGAGTTATTAACTCTTGGTGGTTCTTGTTGAACAATGTCTGTGCTATTCATCATCTGTTATTTCCTTTAAATATTCTTCTGCTTCATCACTAGTACGTTCAATAATTTGTTCTATATTATTTGCAGTCATACCCATCAAAGCTTCTTCGTCATCTTCTAAATGAATTTGTATCGAAGTAGGTTCTATTAACATCCAAGCTTGATATACACCTCTTTCTCTAGTGTCATCAACAATTGCTTTGATATCATCATGTGTTAATGATTCTTTACCTATATAATCTGGATGTTCATCTGGTATCATACACATATCAATAGCACGTTCTATATTCACAATACGCATAGCTTGTGCTAAAGCAGTTTCTATTGTAGGTGCGTGTACTCTAATTTTAAATACAGTACCATCATTACCCCAACTTTTTTTATCTTTGTGTGAGTCTTGTGGAATATAAGCTACTTGGCATATGTATAGCTTATTGTCTGGTTCTTGTGAATATATATTATGCCAATCACCTATTTCTATTTTCATTATTACCTTCCTTTATCGTTTATTATTTTTACATAAATCCGTGACCAAAAAAAAACTTTCTCTTGTGGTCTGTGAGAGTAGAACACAAGAGAAGAACCTAGCCATCCGTATACAACAGGGAATTAGTACCGTACTAACTAGGTCCTTCATCTTATTTTGCGTTTCAATTGCTTATGCAGTTGAATCTCTATCCATAAACATCTTTTTGACACTTAGTTTCATTTCTTCGTGTTGTTCAACAAAATGTTCATATGTTTCTTGCGTATGTTCATCCGTCCAAGGATATTTAGTTACACCATCACCGTTACCTAATTCTATATCCCAAGTATTTGTAATACTTAAATTATACTTTCGTGATATATCATTTAATAACATAAAAGGTTCACCCCAAGCAGAATCAAAACGCATTTCAAGTTCTTTGATACTATCATTTGTAGTGTTTTTAGATACAATTACTGTATCGCAATCACCCCATTTAGTCCCCCAGTTACGATATTGCCAGTCAACTGGGTCACAAGTACCATATTTATCTGTAATTTCTAATGCATTAATTTCAAGTAATGGTCTAACACCTTCACTATCTTCAAACCATTGTGTATATTTAACACCATCTATATTTCTTGCACCAGTGTGCATTGAATCAAATATATCTGGTAGTGGATTTATTTTAGTTAAATCATAACTAATAGAAACATCATTTGGTTCTGCTTCTAATACTGTTACATCATTAATAAATCTATCAACATCTTCTGGTTTACCAGTAATTTCTAAGTAATTAGCTGTCCAATTAGGCATTATTCCTCCTCTTTATTAGCAAATTGTTCGTTGATTTCCATCATTGTTGTAATAAGGTCATCACCGTGTTCTATATCTTTGTGATTTTGATTAAGAAATTCTGTAAATTGATTACGTAAATCATCATTATGTAATGTTCCCATAATAAACATATTTCTAAATTCACTATCACGTTCACCTAGATATTCTGTCATTACACTAGTAATATCTGCTAATAACTTTATTCTATTATCTAGATTTGCTAGCATTGCAGATGTTTTCTTCATCATATCTAACATTTCGTCCATTATTCCTCCTCTATAGTATTATTTCTTTTAATTTCCTTATCGACTTGATATTCAACAGCTTCAAGTAACATTGCACACCATCCCTTAACTTTTTCGTCTAAGTTTGCATAATTAGATGAATTAGCTGCATTGTTCAAGTCATTTATAATCCATAGTAATACTGTAATTAAACTACGTACAGATAAACTATGTATTTTTTCTATTAGGTTTTGCATAGTTGCCTTTCGTTTGACATTTTTGTAAAAATCCGTGACTTAATAAAAAAAATAGATAACTACGTAGCTATTACTAACTACGCAGTATCTACAATTAACAGAGAAGGCTATATGCTAACTTCTTCATCAACTAAATCATCCATATTTACTTGATTATTATCTACCTGTTGGGTATCTTGATTACCTTTTTTAGCTATATAAGTAGGACTTTGTCTATGTAAAGCACGAACTGCTTCAATATCCAAATACAAAGGAATAACTTCCTTTTTACCTTTTACATATGTTGATATCCAAGTACGTTGTCCCCATTCTAAGGGTTTACCTGTAATACCGCAGATAGGTAACTCATATTGTTTTGTTTCTGTAGAGTCAACAGAAGTAGTATTATCATTTTCCATAATAATATCCTTTCCGATTATCCAACTTCTAGATAATCTAAATCGTCTTTTAATCTAGCTTCATATTTGTTTAAGCTATGTGCTTTTACACTAGTAGCTACAATTTCTTTTACAGTATTTGCATTATCTTCGTTAACTTCTTCAACAAAATTAACTACAAGATTAATTGCATTTTTTAGTTCTTCATTTACTTTCATAAATAAAACACTCCTTTTTTTTTATAGATTGCGAAGGCAAGATAGAAAAAAAATACATTAGTATTGTTCTTTTATCTTATCCATTATTTCCGATTCACAACTATCGCAGAATCGAAACTTATTATTGAATCTAGCTTTGATTTCTTCTTCTATATGTTCACGATATACAGAATCATCGGTATCGTTATACCAGTCAAAGTAATAAGTAATTCCTTTACCTAGACTACAACTGCATAATGTATCTACGTATGCACAACCAGAACGATTATAATATTTAGCTGGGTCATAATCTTCTGGATTATTAACTGGAATACCAGTATGATGTATTGCGTATCTTAATGATTTTAATTCACTCACGTTTATTATTCCTTTCATAGTTAGTGACTTTAAAAGCTAACTAGGTAGATAAGGGAAACTACCTAGTCAACTAGTTTATAGAGATAACTTAAGCTGTTCGGCTTTAGTTGTTGCTTCTTTAGCTAACTTATCTTCTATAGCTTTTGTATTTAGTTTACCTCTGCGATGTACGTTCCAGATTTGGTTACTTTCACCTATTTCGTGTAACTTAACACCGCAATGGTTATGTATATATAGCGGATACCATTTAGCTTTTTGTCTATGCCAATACCTATTATTTGGTTCAACATCATTACCGCAGTGTCCGCAGATAATTGTTTTACTCATATTTACCTTTCAATTAAATGTTTATATTTACCTAATCTTATGCCATTAATCACAAATAATTCGCTATATATACTATACAAATTACCTCTATTCTTAATAGCTACATATATAGGTATCCATATCCAATACTCAAACCAATTTATTTTCATATAAAATCCTTTTTTTTTATTACGAATGCGAATGCAGGCGGAAGAAAAAAATACTATCGTTTGACATTTAGACTACAGATAAAGCGACTAAAAAAAATACCTGGCTAACTAAGATAAAATTAATTACCCTAGTTAACCAAGTAAATTGGATATTTAGTTGTTAATATAACCGAATGCTTCTTTAGCTTTGGATTCACCGCAAGGTTTACACCAGTTCCAAACTATAAATATATTATCTACATAAGTACCATTATCAAATTTGGACTTAGGTCGAATCCATCTAAAGTTATTACCTTTCTTAAAAGTTTCATTACAACCTTTACATTCATAGGTACTAGACTTAGTTTCTTCAACTACTTCTTCGGTTACTTCAACTTTATCTACAGTTTCTTCTGTAGACTTTTTATTTAATATAGCCATTACTATCCTTTCACTATATATAACTAAAAGAAATCAAAACTATAGATTTAGTTCGGATTCCCAAAGGAAGACGAAGAAAATATTAACATCTAAATATATATATTACTTAAGTTCATATAGGTATCAATTTAAACTATATAGGGGTATATTTAATTAACTAGGGTATGTAAGTCAACCATATAAATATGTATTTCTGTATATCTATATTGTCTATAAATTTAAAGTATCTAAGTAGTCGGATATACAGAAATTCATATACAAGATGTTTGACTAACAGGTTTTAATCTAGCCTGTCACTTTATTATACGTAAGGTCTAAAAAATATGTTGGTAATTCTGTAGACCGTATTGTCAGTAAACACAGCCTTTTTGAGCATTAGCGGGCATATTATGTCAGTATGCTGACTAAACCTTTTCTTGTGTCCTTGGGTACTGCCTTTGTCTTTCTAGTGTACTGTCTTGCCAGTGAGCAGCTTTTCGACTCCCGATGCCATCTTCACCTGTAACAAATTACTTGTGTTTAGTGTTTGTAATTAAGTTGACTATAGCATATAATTCTCACTATACAAACATCTAATGAAAGATAGTTAATTAATGGTAGATACACCCGTAAATGTAATCTGTATAGCAGAGGGTTGCAGGAAAAAATTAAAAGGTAAACAACGTAAATTCTGTTCTCCTAAGTGTCAGAAACGACAATTTGCACGTGATAATATATATAACAAGCAAGATGACATAAAACCTATTAATATAGAACGTAAGTCTGACGAGGGCGACTACGCTTCCGTTAGGCGCGGACAGTATTACCGAGCTTTCGTAAGCGAAGGAATAGCTGAACAAGTGGCCACTGGCGATATGACAGTAGTTGACGCAGCTTCCCTCCTTGGTTGCACTTCAGCTACTGTCAGTCGCATGCTTGCTGCCTACAAAATAGATACTAGAAACGAAGTAGCTGCAGAAGATTGGGAACTATCACAAGATGCAAAAGACTCATTAGAAAATTTTTCGAGCTTCCGACAACGCTATTTTAGAACTGAACTAGGAGAAGTATATGACACCGCGGATTTTCATAAGAACTGGATTAATAACATTATTGACAGTATAGAAAATGGTAAAGAGTTATTAATACTGTCACCCCCACGACATGGAAAGACTGAACTGTTAATACACTTTGCTGTATATCAAATATGCAAAAACCCTAACGTAAGAATTATGTGGGTGGGTGGTAATGAAGACATTGCTAAGAATGCATTATCTGCTGTACTTGATGTATTAGATACTAATGAAGAATTGAGAGATGACTTTTGTATGCCTGGTACAAGTTTTAAACCAGATAACAGGTCAGGTAAGAACTGGTCACAAAATCAATTTACTGTAGGTACTAGAACTGTTGCAGGTATTAAGTCACCTACTATGGTTGCTGTAGGTAAAGGTGGAAAGATATTATCTCGTGACTGCGATATTATTATTGCTGACGACATTGAAGACCATCAAACTACTATGCAACCTGGTGCAAGAGAAAGTACAAGACAATGGTGGACTACAACATTATCAAGTCGTAAAGAGGAACATACTGCTGTAGTAGTAATTGGGTCAAGACAGCACCCTGATGATTTATATAATCATTTACTTGAATCAGATAACTTTACAAGCATAGTAGAAACAGCACATGCTATGGAGTGTCAAATACCAGAACATTTAGAAGATGAACATATTGATTGTATGTTATGGCCAGGTAAAAGAACTTACAAATGGTTAATGTCTAGGTTGCACTCTGCTGAGTCAACAGGTGGTAGACAAACTTTCGAAATGGTTTATTACAATCAAGCATATGTAGAAGGTACACAAATATTTACTATGAATATTATTGACCAATGTTTTAGACCAGACTTAGTACTAGGTCAAGTATATAAAAATTTGTATTTAGTTGCTGGACTAGACCCTGCATCAAGTGGCTACCAAGCAAGTGTATTGTGGGGTATAGACCAGTACAGAGGTGAGTTGTACCTTGTAGACCTTGAAAATAAGCGAGGTGGAGGTATTAGAGCAGCATTAGACCAAATGGCCGTATGGTTACACGATTACGATTGTAGACATTGGATAGTAGAAGAAAACGGATTTCAAACTGCTATACGACAAGATTCACAAATAAAAGAATTTACATTACGTACTGGTATAACTGTACAAGGTCATATGACAGGTAAAAACAAACATGACCCATTGTATGGTGTTGGAGCTATGGCTGATTTGTTTGAAGATAGAAGAATACATCTACCTACTGGTGATGGAGAATCTAACGCTAAAGTACAGAAATATAGGCAACAACTGTTATACTTTGATGGAAAACCTGTTTCTAAAAGAAACAAAGAGAAGACTGACATAGTTATGGCTAGTTGGTTTCCAATGAAAGTTTTTAGGCGTATGCAAAAAGAGCATGCTGCTGATTTAGGATTAGATTATAATCCTAGTTATGGAGATTATAAAATGACAGATATGAACGAAGCACCATGGGCATAGAAAATTTAGATGTTAAAACCTATCAAGAGATAGTAAAGAATGCTGCTGAACTTACATCTGGTAAATTAGTACAAGAACGACAAGTACAGAAAGCTAGAATAAAAGCAATTCTTAATGGTGGGTCAGATGGTATTAAAGCTTTACTAGGTAACACAATGGAAACTAGTGATGCTGATTTATTACCAGCTCCTAACATGTTGCAATCTGGTATAGATAGACTTGCACAAAAAATATCTGGAATACCTCAAGTTAGAGTAGATGTACCTAACGATAATGATTCAAATAGAAGTAAAGTACGTGCAGAAAAACTAGAACGTATTGTTACTAACTTAGATGACAAACAAAACCTTTCTTTACAATTAGCACAAGCAGCTAGGTGGTTACCTGGCTATGGTTTTTGTGCATTTGTAATAACTACTAAAAGAGATAAGAACGGTTATTTTTATCCTAGTGCTGAACTACGTGACCCTTATGATACTTTCCCAGGTAACTTTGGTCCTGACCAACAACCAAGAGAAATGGCTGTTATTAGAAGAATACCTAGATATAAACTTGCACAGATATATCCTGAGTTTGCAGACCAAATTTTAAAACAAGATGATGATGAAGGTGATACACAAACTGATACTGCTACACCTTTTCTTTCATATGAAAACAATAGAGAACAAAACTGGGAAGATAATACATACTCTGGTGTAAGAATTATTGAATACTATGACATGGGTGGTACTTATGTAGTGTTTCCAGAACGAAACATGATACTTGATTTTATACCTAACGTATTGTCTACTCCTCCATTTGTATTTATGAAAAGAGTTTCTTTCGACCAACTTAAAGGTCAATATGACCACGTTATAGGACTAATGGCTATGATGGCAAAAATTAACATAATGTCTGCAATTGCAATGGAAGATTCTGTGTTTACAGAAACTAACATATCAGGAGAGATAGAATCCGGACAATACAGAAAAGGCAGATTTGCGGTTAATTATCTAGCTCCTGGTACACAAGTTTCTAAACCAATGAATAATATGCCGTATCAATTGTTCCAACAAATAGATAGGTTGGAAAGACAGTTGCGTATGGTAGGTGGTTACCCTGTTACAGATGACTCACAGTCACCTAACTCTTTTGTTACTGGTGCAGGTTTGTCTGAACTTAACAGCACTATGTCATTAATGATTAATGAATATAGAGAAATAATTAAACACGGTTTAGTAGATATGGATGCTAAAAGATTAGAACTAGATGTAGTTATGTCTTATACACAAGGAATAACTAAAAAACCTATGGCAGGTTATTTAAATGGTTCTGCATTTTCTGAAAACTATAACGTGTTACAAGATATAGGCGGTGACTTTACTACAAGACGTATTTACGGTGTTATGGCTGGTTTTGATGAACCACAAAAAATTGTAACTGGGTTGCAATTATTACAAGCAGGTGTTATAGACGTAGAAACTTTACAAGATAACATTGATGGTTTAGAAAATATAGCAAAAGTACAAGAACGTATAAGAAAAAACAAAGCTGAACAAGTATTGTTTGACAGTATATTAGCAAGGTCTGCACAAGGTGACCCTGCAGCTACAATGGCTGCAATAGCTATTTACGAGTATCCTTCTTCAATTACAGATATTATGAAGCAGTTCTATACTCCACAAGAGCCACAGATGTCACCTGAAGAAGAAGCTATGATACAACAACAAATGATGCAACAGCAGATGGGTGGTGGCGGTGTTCCTGGAATGGCACAAGCTTTTGGATTATAAGATGCAAGAACATTATGATACAAGTTTTTGGGATATGGTGTATCAAGAATTCGGTGTAACAGATGAATTAGATATATTATCTGAAGGTGTAGAAGAAATTATTACACCTATGCGAGGTATTATAGTAATTATTACTAGGGAGTTTTATGGTAAAGAATAGACGTGGTGGATATAGACAACCTAAAAATCCTGCACCTGTAGGTGGTAACAGAACAGATGGTGGTCCAGCAAGTAAAAAACAACCTTTAAGACGTATACCAGGACAAGAATACGGTGAAGGTAAACAATTAATGGACCAGCAAAAAGCTGCACCTTTACCTGTACAACAAGGATTATCACCTCAATCAGTACAACCTACTGGTGTTAGACCTAATGTATTTGCACCTACTGATAGACCAGGTGAACCAGTAACTGAAGGTGTACCTATTGGAGAAGGTAGTTTTCCTGTAGAAGGCAATAGTGACGTTAATGTATTTTTAGCAGCTTTGTATTCTATAAATCCGCATCCAGCTATTGCTGAATTACTAAATTCTGGTAATGAATAGTGTTTGCAGATTATTTTTTTGAAAAAGATTTTACATCTATTAAATCTAGACAAAATAGGTTATTTAAAACATATAAAGCACAACTAGCTAACGACCCTGAGTTACAAAACTTAGTTATTGGAATAACAGAAGAAAACCCTATGTTACCTAAAGGGGTAGTTATGTCTGCTGCTATGTTACGTGAAGACCCTAATTCAGATAGATTAAAAGAAATTAATTCTCAAATGTATGAAACATTTAGCAAAAAAGAAGCTGAAATATGGGAGCACATGACTGAAAAGTATCAAAGTGAAGAATACGTTGATGATATGACTTTTACACTAGGTAACTTACTTAAAGGTGATACACAATACGGAGTATGGTTTATGGAAGCATTAAGTGCTGGTATAGAAAATATTAAAAAATATAACCCATTACCTGACGCAGCAGGGTTATTTCCTTTAGAAGTAATTACTACAGAAGATGGAAGAAAAATAAATACTATTACAACATCTGTTTCATCAGGTAGAGTTTGGCGATATATGCAATCTTTGTGGGCATACGACAAATTAATAAGAGAAGGTGTAGACCCAACTGAAGCAAGAGGTAATCTAGCTATTGATGTTAGCCCAACAGAAATAGAATCTATTAGAAATTTTGGTAAAGATGTTGGTCCAGGTGGTTTTATATCTAAATATATAGATATATTTAAAGAATCTAGAGAAATGGGTGGAGAAACAATATATAGTGCTATGCGTAAAAAGTCTGCAGCTGGCGAACCTATTAACTATGACCGTAGTAATGGTTTTATTTTTAAAACAATTGATGTAGAAAATATGCCTCAATACCATGATTTAACAAATATTTATGGTTATACAGACGCTCAGGCTAAAGAATTAATATATAAATACATTGGTGACCCTATTGCACCTGAAGATAAACCTGGTGAGATAAATTATTTAAGTTCAGAAAAACCAAACAAAATTAACTTTTTTGCTGAACGTAGGAAAAAAGGATACGTTTATTCATCAGAAGATGTATTAAGAACTGAAGAAGGTTTAAATATGCTGCAACCTTATTCACCTGGTAGATATCAAGCAGCAACTGTATATGCACCTGGTACAAAAGCTTATAATAATTTAAGTGGAAGTATAGACTTTGTTTATTCATTAATACCTGAATTATTTGCTGATAAAGGTGTTAAAGCAGGAATGAATCAATTTAAAAATTTAAGACGTGTTAATAAACTTCTTGACCAAAAAACAGGTGAGATTATATCTACAGGCAAACGCGTTGAGTTAAATGAAAAAGCTATTAGAAAACAAATTTATAGACAATTCGAAAAAGATAAATTAGAGGATGGTTTAGAAGCTGCAAAATTAACTAAAAATGCATCATTAAAAGAATTACAAAATACAAAAGTAGTTTATAAAGCTACTAACAAACAAATTAAAGAATATGGTTTTTTTGGTGAACGTGTACCTAAATTCTTTAGACAAACAAAAGATGAGTTTTTAAGTACACCGTTTATGGAACAATTGTATGTATCTATTGCACAAGAAACTAATAGATTTGTATTAAAAGCTAATCCATTTTTTAGAGGTATTAACGGTAGAGTTATAGAAAAATTAGTTAAAGAAAAAAATCCAGCAAAAATTAAAGAAATGTTTGGACAGTTACTTGATGAAGGTATACAGATAGGTAATCAATTTGACCAACTTTCTGAAATGCCTAAAGTAGCATCTTTTGCTTTAAATAAGTTTTTAATTGGTACTGCTAAAACTGGTAAAAAATTACAAGCATCTGACAATGTTGCTAAGCAATTATTAGGTAAAGGTATATCTGCAGTAGGTAATGAAAATGCTGCATTTAGAAGTGCTAGAAGTTATTTGGGTCAAGGTTTAAATATTGGATTAACACCGTTAAGAAAAAACAACAATATAAAAATATTAAACGTATTAAAACCTTTAGGACGTAATGCAAAAATGATTGATGGTACTTCTGCTTGGGGAGATTATTTTCCTAAAAAAGAAGCAATTATAGAAAGTATTATAACTGCAAAATCTAATGTACAAGAAGTAATAAACGTTACAGATAAAAAATATGAAAAGTTATTAGGTTTTAACTCTGTATTTAACGCAGGTAGAACTCCATCACAAATGAGAATGATGGGATTAATACCTGATATGGGATTACCATTAAGAAACTTTGAAGCAGCGTATGACCAGTTGTTTGCACATTTACAAGCTACTGGTTACAAAGAAGAATACGCTGATGCAATATTAGAACAATTTGCTAAATTAAAATATTCTGACCATAGAGAAGTACGTAAATTTGCATACGAACAAAGAGTAAGAGATTACGTACATGTACATGAAATGGGTGGTAAGCACGAATTAATTGCAAAATCACTAGAAAATTATACAAAACGTGAAGAAAAACGTTTCATAATGTTTATTGATGAAATGGGTGAAAATATGTCATTTGCAGGTAACTTACCAGAAGGTTTAGAAAAAATGACTTACAAAGGTATTGATGGTGTAGATAGAACTGTAATTATACCTTCTGCACATTTAATGTCAGAAATGGCTGATACAGCTGTACAATTAACAGATTACAATTTAATGAAACGTGCTATGTCACCATTGTTTACACATTATGATGATATGACATCTATGACTGAAACTTTTACTAGACCTTTAAAAGATACTAAAAATTTTGTAACTAAATATATAAATCCATTTAGTAGTGAATATGCAAAAAAAGGTGGACAAAATCCTTTTTATGAAATACTAGAAGATGGTACAACTAAATTAAAGACATTACCTGTAGATGATTTAGCTGAAGATGCTATAACTATGGTACTTGATTTTTACAATCGTAGCATATTTAAACCTGCTGTATTACTTAGAGCAGCTTTCTTTACACGTGTATTTTTAGAAGAACAAATGAGATTTGCTGCAGGACATTTAGATTCGTTTTTTACACATCCTGTACATTATTTACAATGGGCAACACTAGGACAAGAAGGTAAATTAGCTAAAGTTGTTAGACGTGGTGGTATTGATGAAAACAAATTATTAGATTCTTATCAACATTTAGCAGCAAAACAACAAACATTTTCACTTGCTGGCTTACAAGGTAGAAGCAGTTTAAAAAACAAAAACATTAAATACGTTATGCGTACAAAAAATGAAATAGGAAAAGGCGACCTTGTAACAAATATGAACGATTATGCAGAAGCTGTAAGGTTTGAGTTAATGCTATTAAGAAGTGATGCTATAGCAAGAAAAGTATCTGAATTTGGATATGGTAGTGATAATTTAAATAAATGGATTGTGTCTAAAGAAGGTGCTGCAGCTAGAAAAGAATTAGTTGAAATGGGTGGTGGTAGATTTAAAAAAATATTAAATGATGATGATTTTATAGACCAATACTTACAATCAGTTGAAGCACGTATACGTATTAAAACTGGTGGCAAAGTAGAAAAAGGTACTGAGTATTTTTATGATGAAGCTACTAAACAATACAGATACAATTTATCTAAAGCTAATGCTGACACTGGTAACAAAAACCTAAGAGATGCTATTACAACAGGCAAACTATACAGATATGATGATGTTGGACAAACAGGTGAAGGTATTAGTTTCTTAGAAGATTTAAATAAAAGAATTGCTAAAAAATATAGTCCTACTGGAAAAACTACATTATCTGACATAGATAGCGAATTAGTTAAGTATGTTAACAAAAAAGGTTTAGATTTAGATTTAGGTGCTGTAAAAGTATCTGAAGATATTATAAAAAGAAAAGATATGAAAGTTTTAGCTAGATGGGGAGAATCTATGGATGAAGTAATAAACATAGGTTTTGAATATTTAATGAGAAAACCTAATGCATATCTATCTAGGTCTGTAGCTTTTAAACAATTTAGAATGGCACACATAATTGAAAACTTTGAGAATTATTCTTTTAAAGTAAGAGATGAATTTATTAGAGAAGCAGAAAATTTAGGTGTACCTAAAAAAGTAATTGCAGATATGAGAGATGCTAGAAATGCAACAGCATCTGGAAAAATAGATAATTTTAGAGTAGCTGATGTAAATGCAAGAGCATATGGATTAGCTGGTACTAAAAACTTATTGTATGATACATCTAGACGACATATGTTATCTGATGTAACTAGAAACATATTTCCTTTCCCTGAAGTATGGTTTGAACTTGCAACTACATGGAGTAAGTTACTTGCTAACAATCCTTATTTAATTAGAAAAGGTTATTTAACAGTTAAAGGAGCTAGAGGATTAGATAGCGGAGAATTTCAAAATGATGCATTTTTTGCACCTGACCCTACTAATCCTGATAATGAATTGTTTGTACATCCATTTAGTGGATTTTTAGGTTCATTAATTTATGGTAAAGATAGAAAAACAGAGGTTAGAGCTAAAAGTTATGTTACTGGTATTAACTTATTAGGACAAGGATTTGTACCTGGACCTAACCCATATGTTGCTTTTGCATTAGATAAAGTGTTACCTAAGTATGGATATGGTAGAGAACTTAGAGAAACATTTTTTGGTGAGTTTTCACCTCCTACTATAAAAGATGTAATTATTCCTAAAGCACCTTGGATGAAAAAATTTGGTGCATACATACAAGGTTTAGGAGATGATATAGATGATTTTGGTACAGATATATACAAAAGCGAATTAGCACAAATGCGTGCATCTACAACTATTGATATATATAGATATGGTATGTTAACAGGCGAAAATATGAGATTACATAAAGCTGGTAAATTAGACAAGTTTTATGAAGAAAAATATGGTAAAGATTATAATCCATCA